TCCTTTTTGTGTTGCATTACCCATACTTGATTTACCAATAACAGAACCTAGAAATTGATTCACAACATTTTTCGGACCCATTACTCTAACTACAGGTCCTACTGAACCATTTCTTAATCCTAACTTATTTGCAAGTCTTTTTATTGTTAATGCAATTTGAACTTGATGTTGAGAACCAACTTTATCTTTTACATGTATATCTGCAACCTCTTCATTAATTTCAACTTCTTCTTTTGCGACAACTCTTAACTTACCTGCTATATACAATGGGTCATTCTTTAATATTTGTTGTGCATCATCAACATCATTTACATGAACATACAAGTGTGTAACTTTGTCTTTTGTTCTTGTGATTGTTTTAACTCCAATTTTCTTTGCTTTTAATCTTTTTTCTACATCTGCAAGACTACTTTCATCAAGTTCAACTTCTTCTTGTGTTCTTTTTAATACCTTTTGCACATCTGGATGGTTAGATAATCCTTTTGCTATCTTTTCTATTGCCCTCACAGCACCGGTCATATTACCACCTTTGTATCTTTTATCGTTTGCAATACCATATGCCATTTTTATTTGTTGTGATGAAAATTCCTTTAGTTCAACTTCTTCTCTTAGTTTATTAATTTGGGCACCACTCATACCAAATTTTTGAATTAATCTAGTTGCTGCTAACTGTGTTATAAAAGGAATATCTGCTTTGAATAGAGTAATTAATTCATCTTTATTGGTAAACTTATTCATAATCGCTGATAACTGATTACTATTATCAACTGATATTTTTTTACCTCTTAATGGTTCAAAAGTCTTTTTTAGGTCTGTCATTAGACGAGAAGGTATCCCTTCATCTAAAACTTCTTCACCCATTATTTTCTTAACAAGTTTTTTATCTAACTTCAAACCCTTTGCAATATCATCTATAGTAGGATCACTCTCTACTATATCTTTCTCACCTTTTTTAGGGTCTTTGTAAGCGTCATGTTTCTTTTTATTAATTTCTTTAGGTGGATATGATGTAGTAGCATCTTCTATAAGACCTCTAACTTCCCCTAAAGCATCTCTCATTGATTTTCTATATCTAATCATTAGTTGTCCACCTTTGCTCCTGCTCTCCATTGGTAACAAGACCAATATCGTGCTTTTGTTTTGGGACCTGGGTTGTCGCAGTTATGTCTTGCACGAAAACTTCTGCGTCTTGCAGGGTCATCCCTTTTAATACTTAAACCTGTTGTGTCGCCAAATGAAACTTTGATAATATTGCCTTTTTCATTTTTTACATACACATAAAACTTTTTAGAACCACCCCTAATAGGGTCGTTAAGTGTTACTTTTTTACCTTGGTATTCTGCTTCTTGAAGACCTTCTTCTTCATGCTCAAATATGCACTCTTCACATCTTTCGTCTATATTTTCATACTCTTTAAAGTTCTTCATTTAACTTATCCAACATTTTTTGTTTAACTTCTTCAAGTTTTTCTTTCCAACTCTCATTATATCTACCCTTATATTTATCTATTGTATGGTCTTCACTTGCCCATTTTTCAATATCTTCAGCAGTCACTCTATTTTCGGGTGTTCTTTTCTTAGAATCCATAGGTTTTTTGTCTGCTTTTTCGCCAGGTGTTACTTCTTTTGTGTGATTTGCGTAGTCTTCACCTTCTTCATAGGACTCAGGTACATAACCCTCTATTCTTTTTGCATCATCTATAGACATACTTTCTGGTACACAATTAGGTACTTGTTTGCCACCTTTGTTTTTCATGCCGACTGCTTTATATCCATCCCAACATGCTTCATCCATTGTGTTTTCACCATACATCTGTTTATATTTTTTAGTAAATGTACTAGGTTTTGTTTTTGTATCTTTATCTCCAGGTGCTGCTTTATAATCATCATCATCATCTGATTTACTGTATGGTTTTCTTGACTTAAAAAACTTCGCTCTTTTATCTTTAGTGCCTTTCTTTAAATCTTTGTAATACTTTTTAGGTTGTGTTCCTTTTATTTTTTTAACATCTTTATCTTGTGGTTGTGCATCTAAATCTTCGTTCATTATTTTTTCTCCGACAGGCGTAAAACCATAATCTATATTTAAGTTATGTTCTCTTACCTCAACCTCTCTATTAGGAGGTACAGGTATACAATCCCATATCCACGCCTTGTGTAAATTGTTATTTAAATCTTCTAGAACAATATAATTTGTACTTCGTCTTATAACTTTTCCTTGTATATTTTCTGAAACATTTTCTACAATATCACCTAGATTAAACATCATTTCTCTAATATACATATCTCTTATTTGTTTCTTTTCAAATTGTTCTAGACTTGCAATTGGTCTATAATTCATATGTCCCATACCTGTAGTATATGAGGCGGCGAGGTTCATACCTTTTCGTACATCTCTAAATAATTTATCTACACCTCTGAAATTGGGTAATCCTTTTTCAAAAGATTTTAAATCATTGTTCTGTGCTGCTGCTCTCATTTTACTCGCACTCATACCAGAGGCACCTTCTGCATCTGGATCTCTTTCACCTGCTGATATTACATCTATACTATCAAAATTATAATAACCATGTCTACTCTTAACATCATTGTAGGTTGTTAGCATTTTTTTAAATTCTGCAACTCTGTCACTACCTACTACCATAATTAAGTTTGAAAATCCTTCTTTATATAAATCTGTGACAATATCTATGACAACATTTGTTCTCGGTATGAATATATTTCTTGCATATCTAGGAAATATCTTTCTCATATAATCTAGTTTTTGTCTAGGATTTAAAGGATTCTTTTTTGGGTCGTTACTCTTACTAATGTACACTCTCATGTCATTAGCAGAAACTCTTTTTAATCTATCAATAAGTTTTTCATGTCCTATTGTAGGAGGATTAAATCTACCAAATGTAAATACTATAGTTTTACCTTTTGCCTCACTTATTCCTCTTATCTCTGCATCAGTAATTTTACCATCTTCTAATGCTTTCGTTAACTTACCATGTAATTTGCTGTAATGATATTTTTCTAACATTTTATAAATCACATTTTTTGGTAGTTTATGTTTTTTACCATACATTCTAATTTCATCTGGTGTCATATCGTTTGCAAACGCACTTTGTCTTTGTTTAACTACTTCGTCACCTATGTCAACTAGTGTTGTTATACTATCTGTTATCTCTTCTAGTTTATCTTTTACTAATTTAACTATACCATCTACATCATCTTTTGTCAACTGTTTTAATTCTTTGTAATCTACAATATCTCTTTGCAACTCACCTCTTATAACATCTATCTCTGCAACTTTCTTTTGAAAATCTGCTTCATATTTTTTAGGGTCAAAGGTATCTGGTGCAGGTTTTCTTTCAAACTTGTTCGCATCTATGTCGAATACACCATCTGCCATTTTATCATTTTTCTTTTTAACAGCAGGGTCTGTAATAACAAAATAATTTATGGGGTGTTTAGTACCTGGTATTAATTTACCATTAATGCTTCTTAAACTAGATGCTAGTTCTTTTCGCATAATTTCTCTGTAACTAGGTTCTACATCAAATAATACATTGATATCTAAATCTGCATCATCCCTATATCTCTTTGTGAGTATTGAACCTATTAGACTATACTTTAACACAGGTGCCTTATCTTCAAACTTCTTAATCTCTTTTTTGATTAATGCGATAACACCTGCTTTTAGTTTAGGATTTTCTGTGTCTGCATTATCAAACACACCTTTAGCGTATGTATTTCTTGGTATGTCTATAATACTTTCTAAAATCATTTTCTTCTCTTTAACTCTAACTCTCTAGCAATCCATTTTTTTGCTTCATAATTTTTAATTGGTGCTGACATAAGTTGTCTAACAAATTTTGATACCTTGTTCATTGTCATTGTAACTAATTCTTTTGCTGAAATATTGTTATCTACAATGATGAAATTTTGGGCAGTAAAAGAATTTTGAAATGCCCCTATATTTCTTTGCACATCTTGCCAAGATTTTATTGTTACATATTCTGGTACTGTTCTATCTCTTGCTTGATTTCTTTCTAATGCTACATCTAAACTAGTATTTACAAATATCATATAAGTATCGTATCCAAGGTGATTAAGTAAAATTTTTGTTTTGTTTATCTTTCTATAATCATCACCAGTGCCATCTATAATAATTCCTAATCTACCAACCATAGATAAATGTAATGCTAAATTTGTAGTTGCTTTTGCTCTTGCTCTCACCATATCTCTAACTTCTTGTTCATCATCTGGCATCTTTTTAGATAAATTCATTTTTTCTAGTTGTCTTTCAAATGCTTTATCAGAATTTATAACTCTAAGTCCTGTACCAGCAAATGCTTGAGCAGAAACAAATGTTTTACCTGAACCTGGTCCACCAGCTAAAAAGAATGCTTTAAATATACCTTTATCGTATACACCCTCATGCAAATCTATTTTTTTTATTAACTCTTTATACTTCATCCTTTCACCCAATCCTTTGCTAACTGAAAATTCTGCTTACTAAACTCTAATCTATCTACAAGTTTGACTGCCCCACCACTTGATATTGCAACAAAACCTTCTGGTGCTGTAACTCTAAAACCATTTGGTGTTCTAATAAATGAACCTACACTTTGTATTTCATTCATCTTTTGTAGTAGAAATATTTTTGCTCTCTGTAAAGTAATGTGACTTGCAATCGCAAAGTATAATGCTCTTTTATTTTTCTTTATATAATCACTACCTACTTTTAGTGATTGTATAAATTTCTCTTTACCCTTCGGTGTTTTTCTTTTATCTATTTCACCTTTCATCATATTATGAAAATAGTCATCAAACATATCTACAAGTGTTTGTACTTTATCTAAACTATCACCTTTATGATTTCTTATGTAAAAATTAAAAAATGTTTTTAATCTATATGGTATTGATAATGGGTCTGATATATCTTTTCTCATTTCATCTAAAACAGGACCTGCTTTTTGTAGTGAACCCTCTGCCATTCTTATTATTGCATCAAACGAATTCATTTGAGATTTAGTAAATGTTGCACGACCTGTTGAATTTTGAAATCTCGCACTTGCCATAAAAACTCTAGAAGTAGATTTGGATGAAGAGTATCCAAAAGATGCTTGTAGTTCTGACATACTTTTACCATTGTAACTTGTATGAAATACTATACCTAGATTTGCTCGTGATATTTGTTTACCCATTTTAGAATCTATAGGTACTGCATAAGTTATAGTATTAGGTGTAAATGCAATCATTTTTTCACCATCTATATTTGTTAATTTCAAATCAGATTTTGTAAATAGTAAATCACCTTGCAGTATTATGTTTCTAGGAAACACTCTTTTTAATTCATTAAATGCTACAACAAGTTTATCAACCACACCACCTGTATGATTTCTGTTTATATCACTTATTGAATAATTTATTTTAGGATTTTTATTGAATACTGACTTTGTGCCGACAAAGAACTTGCCGTTCTCAGGATTAGTACCTGCAAACACAGCAGGCGCACCATCCCATTTGACAGTTATATCTGTAGAACTAGATGAACCTTGTAGCATATTTCTAACAGATTTTAGAAACGCAACTGCCTCTATACCACCTTTTGACCCTTTGTCAATAATGGCATCTTCTAGGTGTTCTAAATGTAAGTTTTTACCTGTGGTATTAAAACTTTTGAAACTAAGCATATCTTCCTCATTTGTCCCATAAACGAAATCACTTTCCCATATAATATAATCAGTTTCTAATATTTAGTAAGGTTTATCTCCTTACTTGCAAAAATTCAGGAATACCACCATTAATTGCCCAAACTTGATTTTTATTTTGAAAGTTTACAATATCTTTTGCATCTTCTTCAAAGAAATACTCACCCACAATAACATTTTTAGGTTTTTCTATAACTCTCCATACTATCTTATTTTTTCTTTTAATCATTTTTTTAGAATATTTAAGTTTGGTCATAATTTAAAATCGCTGAATTTATCATAAGCGTCCTCCTTGTTAGAAATATTACTATCAACTAATGTCTGTGCTGTGTTCTCAACATCATACAATTTCATTTTTGACCTGTCAACACCTATTATAAACGATTTATTTACACTAGGGTCGTTGTATCTATTCTTTAACTGTTTAACTTTCATTTGACCTAATGCTTCTAGTTCATCATTACTCATTAACGCAAACATAAAATCAGCAGTAGCAGGTAAACCAAAACTCTCTGAAGTATCTTCTAAACCAATATCAGTAGAAACAAAACCACTTCTTGTTGTTTGTGTTGCAGTAAAAATAGGAACATTAAACTCTACTGCAAGACCTCTTAACTCTTCTGCAATTGCTTTAATATAGAAATAAGATGATATATTGCCACCTTTAAATCTACTACTAGAACATATATTTAAATAATCTATGAATACAACATCAGCATTAAAATCTTTCTTTAAAGATAGTTCATTTACTAATGCACGAAAATGTCCTGCATGTGCTGATGCTGTTGGATATTCTTTTATAATTAATTTACCAGATGATTTTGTATTTAATTTTTTAACTTTATCATCATATAATTGTTTTGGTATTGTATGCAAATCATCAGTAGTTAAATCTAATAAGTTCGCATCTATTCTTTCTGCAATCTTTTCTTCTGCCATTTCTAATGTAACATACAATACATTATAACCTTGTGTTAAATATGCTGACGCACAATGACACATGAATAAACTTTTACCAACACCTGTACCTGCAAGGGCAACATTTAAAGTTTTAGCAGGAACACCACCCTTTGTTATCTTGTTGAAATAAGATAAATCAAATTGATATTTCTTTTCAGTTGTGTGGTACCATTCATATCTTTTATCTGCATCAGCAAGATAATCATGACCGATATGACTATCAAATGAAACTGCAAGTGCTTCTGATAAGATAGAAGGTATTGCTTCAGGTGTTCTCTTCTTGTCTTTATTATCAAGTATCTTAATACCATCTAATACAGCATTATGTACAGCACGGTCTTTACAAAACCTTTCACAAGTATCTAACAACCATTGTAACTCTACTCTTTCATCTCTTAAACCATTGACAAGATTTTCTATAGATTTAAATTCATCTTCATTAATATCTTTTCTTTGACCTAATTCTATAAGAACAGATTCTTTAGTAGGATTATTTTTATACTTTACAATAAACTTTTCTACTTCTTCAAATAATACCTGTTCATCTCTACTTGAAAAATACTCTAGTTTGATGAAAGGTATTACCTTTCGTGTAAAGTCTTCATTGAAAAATAAGTTTCTTAATATTGTTAGTTCTACTCTTTCACTCATAACGCACCTACATAATGTAAATAAGAACCTAAAATATACTTTGGTTCTTTTATTGGTTTCTCTGCATAGTGTCTGTGTGTCCACAAAGGTGGAAACATTAACACTCTGCCTGCTTTTGGTGTTACTTTTATATCATAATCAGGGAAACAAGTCAACCCTCTTTCGTTATCATTTAGATAAACAAAAAATACTAGAAATCTTTTTGCAGTTTGATGGTCTTCAACATCAACATGTAATTTAAATTCATCTAAACCATTAGGCATATATTTTTTAATTCTCAATTGTTCATATACATATTCTTTTGGAAACTGATTTATATTGAACTCTTTTTTATATCTTTCAATTAAAGGTATAAAACAATTATGCATTAAATTTTTTACTATATCTTTCCATTGACTTGATGTATTAATATTTAATTGAGTAAATCTCATATTACTATTTTCTATGAGTTCTTTACCATTATCATCTTCATATTTTTGAATGATGATATCACAAAATTCTTTAGGTAAAACATCATTGTAAAAGGTAATATAATTATTCATTAAATTGTAATGTTCCATTATCTAGTTGATATTGTACTACTTCTAAAAGTATGTCACCAATATAGTTCATAAAGTCTTGTGTGTCAACCTTCGCTTGGTTAGGATTACCTAACACATCATAATCAAACTTTAAAGGTATCTCACCATTATCATCTGGTTCAGGTGCGAACTTTATGTGATTATGTTTGTAAACCACATCTTTGTATTTACCTTCTAATAATTTTATACAAGCAAAATCATCATCAGGTTTCTGTACAAATTTAAATTTCTTATTCAGTCCCGTAGGTAAATTTGTTTTGGGCGTACTCATCTATTTTATCCAATACCTCTTTTGTAAAATGTTTTTCAGGTTCGTTTAGTATTTGTTTACCATATAGTTTTGCACCACTTGGCAATTCATATCGTGTTGATACTTTCTTAAATACATCTGCCTCTTCAGCAAGTTCTAATAAACCATAATGTTTATCAAGTCCTTTTGTATAAGTTAGTTTAACATCTATCATTGCATTTTCTTTTGTTATTCTTGATTTAAAATTTTTACAATGAATAATATTACCTACAACTTCTGTACCTTCTTTCTCTTTTCTTTTACTTAGATATATTATAGATGAGGCAGCATACTTCAGTCCTGAACCGCCACCCATTTCTTTTTGTGGGAACATTGAACCAATAACATCATATGTATGATTAGTCATTATCATAGGTATATTTGCTTTACCTAATTTCAATGTCAATACTCTAAATGTTGATTTGACAATTTGACTTCTTGTCATATCTCTTGTTTCTTTTCCTGATGCAGTATCTTCCATTTCTTTTGTGGTTGATAACATACCTAAACTATCTAATACAAACATAATAGGTTGTCTTTTCTCTTCTGGTTGAGCAAGATACTTATCTATAATTTGTATTGCTTGTGCCCTAAACTCTTGTACTGTTGCAACAGGATAAACTGCAATTCTACTACTATCAACACCTCTACTCTCAATTAAATTTTTAGATATTGCATTTTCAGATTCAAAGTAAACAATGCCTGCATCAGGCGAACTGTCTAAAAAGTTCTTACATATACCTAAAGCAAAAAATGTCTTACCAGTCGCTGCTTCTCCTGCAATGGCAGTTATACGATTAGCAGGTAGACCACCATAAATTGAACCTGATAATAAAGCATTAAAAGAATATGAACCTGTATCTATAAAACTTGATACATCCCCTCCTGCAATGCCTTCATTTGCTAATGTAGCATAATCATTCTTAACATCTTTTACAATCTCTTTCAAAAAATCATTCATTTAAACTCCTATCAAAATAATGTTGCTCTTCTAGAATGTCTAAAGAAATCAAAGTTAGTATCTTTAGAAAAACACCAAATGTTTTCTATAAAGTATCTATCTCTAAATTCTTTCTTTTCTTCTTCTGTTTCAAATAACTTGTCGGACTTTGGTCGTTGCATTATTCTCATTCCTATTTGACCGACAAAGTTATTTATCAATCTATCTACCAACTCATCACAACTTCTATATCTCTTATTCTTAATTTGTGGATCCATTATATTGACTAATAGATGACCAGTTGATGATAGACTATTAAATGATTTCTCTGCAACAGGTAAATAGAAATCATCTCTCCACTTTTCATATTCATTAAATTTATACCAAGATTGGTCTTGTTCGTTATCACCACCTTTATTATATTCTTCGGTTGCAAAATATGGTGGACTTGTAAATGCACAATCTATATCTTTTATTCTTTCCCAAGGTAAGTTCTCTGCTCCACATCTGTAGATTGTAACTTTTTTAGGTTTAGATAGAAAAGAATTATACATTTCTATTTGTTTCATGTAATTATTATATGTGTTAGGGTTAGGGTCACAACCAATATATTCTTCTGCATCACTTGTAAAGAACCCTGCAAGTCTATCACCCCAACCACAACTTGTATCTAACACTTTTTTAGCATTAGTCATTTGATAAATAGACTTTGCAACATTTGGTTTAAATTGTGTTGCGATATAAGTACCTAATCTAATTGCTTCTCTATAACTTGCATCAGATAAATCACCACTACTGTTTACACCACGCCATAATGCACCGAGTGTTCGCCATATATCTTTCTCGTTGCCATTATACCAAGTGTCTAGTGGTCCTTTATAACTGTAAGATGAACAATACATTCTCAATTCTTGTTGAAAATAATTAGAAACATCATTATGAATATTAGGAGCATCAATAAGACCTAGACCGTGTTCTTTAAAATTGTATTTGTAATCATCATATTTTTCTTTTACATTTCTCTGTAATTGTTCTTTGGGTATGATGTAATCCCAAACATCTTTGTTTTTTAATTCAAAGAATGTCTTTCGCATTTCTTCTTCTGTAATATTATTTAATGGGAATGCAGGTCTTTGTGTTGCAATATATTTAGATAAATCATTTCTAAATGATTCTTTACCATAGATATCAGTAAGTCTGTTAAAACTCTGTTTATCTACAATAGGTAGACCTTTATCGTTTGCGTAATCAAATAAGTATTTCATAGTCCTCATTATACAAAAAAAGGGACTTGTTGTCAAGTCCCTTTTGATAAGAAATTATATTATATTTCTAACTTTTGTATGCATACTTGGTACCAAGCACAGCATTAATGCCTGCCTGTATGATTGCTCTAGATGGTTTGCCCATTCTATATGATACACCTTCTTTAGTACGATTAGTGTATACTACATTACCCTCAGATTTGATGGTATCAATCATTGCAGTAGGTGATTTAAGATTAAATCGTGCCCTTAATAGTTTCCAAGATACTGAATTACCTTTAGATAATAAGTTAACGATTTTTTCTTTTTTAGTTAGTTTTTTATAAGACATATATAATTTACCTTTATTTAGTTATTAACGAATCAATATAATGATTATATACTAATTATCTCAATTTGTCAAGCATGAGATGGACTATAGTAAATATTCTTTATATTCACAATAAATGATTCTTTACGAATCAATATAAAGAGTATATCAAATATATCTCTATTTGTCAAGCATAAAACTACATATTTTATCAAATATTAATTTATGACCCTTTGCGTTAGGGTGACCATCAATAATCCAACCTTCATTTGCTAGATTATCATCATTAGAATTTAAAACATACTCTTTCCAGTTGTCATTCCAGTATCTTCCTATTAACTCGTAAAAATTACCCCCACCCAACTCTTTTGTACCAGGAAACATAAAGAAGTTTTCTTCGTTTAACTTATCAAATAACTCATGATTCATGTATTCTTTTAATATAGTAAGGGGTTGTTTTCTGTCTTTTTTACTACCTTCTGGATAAGGTCTAACTGAAAATGCTTGTATATTCTTTATTTCTTTATGTTTTAATAAATTATCTATTGCTACAGAATAGTTTAGAAACCTATCTATCATGCATTTAGTGTCGAACAATTTGTCATCTGTAAATAAAGTATTATATTTTTCTGAAGATTTATATGTTTCATTTTCAAGTGTTAAATTGATGTGAATAGAATCTCTACCACCAGTATTAGTAAATGGTAAATCTACCCTATCGAACTCTGACCAACAAATAATGGCAAACTCTATATCATCATTTGTATTTAAAGCATACAATGTATTATCAAATATTTGTTGATTACCAGCGCCATTAAAAGATTGATTAATAATATCTAAATTTAATTTTTCACCTAGATATTCAAACCAATATTTGTATTCAGATATTTCCCACAAATAAGAATTTCGTTTTGTTGCTTTAACTTTTCTTGCTTGTTGTAAATATCTAGAGCAAAAACTATCACCAACAACTAATAATTTACCAGACATTCACACCATACTTCTCTGTAAACTTACTTGCATCTTTCTCTGTGTTTACCATAGGTTTACCTTTTATATTAAGTGATGTATTCAACAACATAGGAACTTTAGTTCTTTCATAAAACTCTTCTAGTATGGGTCTTATTACTGACTTACAATCTTTCTCAACAACTTGAACTCTTGCAGTATTGTCAACATGTGTTACTGATTTATAATCGTGTTTTGCTTTTGCTACAAACTGCATATAACGATTCATAGGTCCTTCAAAATACTCATCTGCATATTCTTCTAAAATTGCAGGTGCAAAAGGTCTAAACTTTTTTCTTCTTTTAATTGTGTTAACAGTATCTTTGATATCATATCTAGGGTCACCTAATAAAGAACGATTACCTAATGCTCTAGGTCCAAATTCTGCTCTACCATTTGCTACACCTACTATTTTATTTTCTAATATATCATCAACAACTTCTTTAGGATTTATGTATCTGCTAATATCATAACCAAGATATGGATGTTCCCAATTAATCTTACCTTGTTTTAATGCTGATGCACCTAAAGAACTACCTGCATCACCAGGCGATGGCATAATCCAAATGTTCTTACCCTTTATCTTACTATTAGCAACACAATTTAAAGCACAACCACCCATAAGTATCAAGTTTTTCTTCGGGCACATCTTTACTAATTTTAATAATTCATCTTCATATAGTTTTTGTATTGAGGCGGCGATGTCAACAGGTTCACCTTCAAGTGATTTTATACCTCTATGATTGTTTTCATATAAGAGATACTCATAATTATATTTGGGTTCACCAAATGCTGACATACCCATAACAATATATTCTTCTTCGTTAGGTTTAAATCCTAAATATTGTGTTACTGCTGAATATAATAACCCTAAAGAATATGGGTACGACCAAGACCTAATCTTGTTTAGATTGTCCCATATCGTAATTGTTTCCCATTCTCCAATAGCATCTATAACTAGTATATTACAATCTTCGAATGGTGCAGTATAATAACCTGCGGCGGCGTGA